GTGCGCGTCGAGGTTGCACAGGTACTTCAAACGGCCGCAGTCGAACTTTCCGTTGTGCCAATCCCAGGTGATATCGCGCCGTGCGAGGAGCTCCTGAAGTGCATCATAGATCTTCTGGTCAACCTCCCCGATGTGCTTCGCGCCGCTGATGGGGATATTGTACAGCGCATAGCAGGTATCTTCGCTCGTTGCAAAACCCATACTCAAGAGGTAGTTATCCTCCCACTCGACTCTACGGGTTTCTATATCGGCTCCGATCTCGCCGTTGGTTGCCACGATGCCGATGACTTTGATCATCTGCAGAATACTCTCGGGGTCGTGCGCTTCGTACAAGTTCAAATGTTCCCAATCGAACTCGGGGCTATCCGGATCTGACTTCGCATATGAATTCAACGCCTCAATCACCTTATCCAGAATCATCAAGTTACTCTTGATGTAGTTGACCGGAGGAATGTAGAGAGCGTTCTGCGCGCGCACGTACTTGAACCACGTGAACTGGTCATGCGATGCCTTGACCTCTTTATCCGCAGGCATGTCGGGACATATAGCTTTGACCAGCTTCGCAACGTCAGGAGCCATACTCATAATTTAATCCCTCCGATCTCTCTGTGCAACACCCACGTGACAACGGGGTCTATCTTACTGTAGTCAACCTTATCGTTAACCAGGTCTACTGTGAATCCGTCCGGGCGCACGTCCATGATATTAAGTCCATGCTTTGCCAAATATGACAAATGGCAGGTGTCGCACGAACGAATCTTATCCAGCACTTCCTGAGGATACGCCGAGAACTCCGAGAACGAGTACCACAAACCCAGGAGATGATGTTCCTTCGCATTGAGGTTACATATCTGTTTTACGAAGTGAGCTCTTCCCTGAGGATGCATCTTTGCACATACCTTCGGGATACCTATGACATCCACCTCAGGCATCTTCAGCAGCTTGCTGTAGCAACGAGCCCACTCGTCTCTGTTGCGCCCTTGAGCGACTGCCATTACCTTGTACGGGCACCCGTAAGGATAAGCGTTCTTCAGGTACTCAATCGACTGGGCAACAACCTCGAGTGTTTCGGGGCCTTTCTGAAACACATCCGGGAGAATAATCTCGTCAGCGTGAATCACTTCCGCTGCTTCGAGTACTCTCTTCAGGTCTACCGCACCGCCCAGTTCGATAAGACTGTTGTCCAGGATCTTGTACCCCGGAGCCTCGAACGCAGCTTTACGGTACGTCGGGTTGGATTCTACGAGATGCGTGAGGAACATGTGCATTGTCTGCTTCTGTTCCATTTCGATATTCGGAACGGGAAAGATGTTAATTAGATACATTTGCTTCACGCTCCCTCATGGCTATCTCACGCTCGAGATAAAACTTTGCCTTCTTCAGGTCCTCGATAGCTTTCGCGTTCGCCGACATTCCTTTCGACTTCTTATGACCACATCTGGACACGTACTTCACAACGTTGCCCAAATTAAAACCGAGCCCTTTATCTTCGATATAATCGATAGTTTCGATCTTACCGTAGGTATAGTGCTCGGGGTGATTAACATTATCCATTTTCATTTACCTCCACATTTGTATTCGCTTGGATAGCGATTCATAAGTTTGTTCATATTACCTTGCGCAACATCTTCGAGCTTCAGCCCGTACTGTGTACATATATTGGATATATACCAAAGCACATCGCCCAGCTCTTCTGCTGTATGTTCCATAGGAATGTTGCGACCATGGAACACTCTCTTTTTGATGTCATCCACAACTTCGCCGGTTTCTCCTACCAGCCCCAGAGCGAACCCTACAACGGGTGTAGGGTGCTCTGCGGTTGCAGAAAGAATACCTTGAGCTGCGAACTCTTGATATTCATTTAAGGTCATCTTCGTACTTCCTTGCCTTCTTTGTAACTAAGTACGTCAGCGGCACGATGCAGCATTCGTACAATGTCTTGATGCAAGCCTGAAGCGGGATGGCAATAAGTACCTGATTCCATTCCATGAACTGGAAGCCCAGGAACAACTTCGGAAGGATTGCCATGCCGAGCGGAATGTAAATCAAGCTGTCGCAAAGCTCACCGATAAGCGAACTCACAATTGCTCTCAACCAGAACTTCTTCTCGCCGTCGCGATGCTTCAGTTTGCGGAACACCTTATCATTCATCAGGTCACCTACCATATAGGCTGTAAGCGAAGCTGCGAGAGCCCACGGAGTAGTTCCAAGTACGCTTGCCATGCTTTCCGATGTGACAGGGTCAACACCCGGCAGGGCAATTGCTAACTGGAAGAACCCAACCATTACAAGGTTCATTGCAAAAGCAAGCCATGCAGTGCGTCTTGACCATTCGTATCCGTACACTTCACTGAACACATCAGAGAGGATATACGTGATAGGGAATACGATCACGGCACACGGAAGAACTCCGATGCCTACACTGAATACCTTGCAGGCGATGATGTTGCTAATCAGCATGGCCACTGTATTGATGACTACGAACAGGATGAATAAGGGTGACATTTTAGTTTTGATTTTCATAATAAATACTCCTTAGTTTTTTATAGTTGGTTATTGCATACAACTGATTCTTTGTTGTCGGGAAGAATCAACCCCTACGTTCTCTCAGAAACTCTTGGAGCTGCTGCGTCGCACGAAATCCGTTGCTTCCACTCGCCGTCACAGCACCGGCTTGAATAAGCTCACAATACAGGTCGTACATAAACCACCGATCCACACCGATGATCTCACGTGCCATCTTGAGACTAATCGTGCCCGCTCCGATGATAGTTTCGAGTTTCGGAAACTTCTCGAACCATTTGACTACTACGTCTTTGTCGAGCTCCGGAAGAATCTTTTCAGTCATCGGTTACACCTCCTCAACAGACTGTTTAGCAATTTCCATAAGTAGCTTGTCCGGCGTATATGTTGCACCGCCTGTAGGTCTTAACAAGCCGCGCGTGATAAGGTCGGACATAATCTTTGCACTGTCTGCTCTGTCGATGCCCAAGATCTCCTGGAACTGGAAGCCCTTGAAGTTGTTGGACGAAAGCAGTACTCGCAGTGCAGGATACATCGTAAGTACCCCTCGAATGAATTGAATGTTGTCAGACTTCTTTTGCTGCGACCTCTTTGCTTCGCGAATAAAGTCCGCATACGCAAGTGAAGGTTTCTCGAGTGTAGTCTTCAGAAATTCGACTGCCCAGTTTAGATGCTTCTCGGTTACATACAACCGACCTTCTTTGATTGCTCCGCACAGCACCGCCGTTGCGCAACATAAGCGAAGAAGCTTTTCGTGTACGGCTACGCCAACTACTAAAGGTCCTCCTCCGTATTGCTCGTTAAGCTCTCGTGCTGCGTCTCGAACGTGTTGCCGGAAGTCCCTTGGGAAGATGATGTCTTCCGACGGGATGCTCCAGGCTGCGTTGAAGAGGTCAAGCCAGGGTTCGATATGTGGCTGCGTTTCAACATCGATACCGTCCAGCGTGTCAATATCTTCTCTCGCCGCAGTAAGAACCAAATCGTAACGCGCTTGGTCTTCGGCAACTGGGATAAATTCTTGGAACGCGCCATAGCCTTTCCAGTAGAAGTCCGAGAGATTCTTTCCGCTACGTGGGTTGGACAACCAAATAAGACGTGTGCGAGCTCTTGCCTCACCTTTAACAATCTTGTTAAGAGTGACTGCTCCACTCGATCGTGTACTCGATAAGTCTTTGATATCATCCACTTCCAGACCCGATGCTTCATCGATTATCAATAACCCCCTATCATTCATAGGGATTGCTCCCCATGTTATTACCCAGCTATCACCGAAGCGTTGCACACCTCCGATAACACCTGTGCGCCTTGCGTTCTCACCGTTGATATAACTTCCCATGCCCAGGGCTTTTACGAACCGTTGCGCCATCTGAGATTTGCCGGTACGCGTATCACCAATGACCATTGTATCCAACCAGCCTTTGATGATACCCGCTTGCCACGGTATCTCGGTCACGCTACAGTACGTTAAAAGCAATGCACCGAACAGATCAGGTCTACCTTCGATTGCTAACGCTGGCATCCACTCTTTGTAGTACGTCTCAATCAGATCCTGCATTGAGGTTGCCCCTTCAGCCGTCTTCCTGAACTTCGCGAACGCCGACTCGTCGATAGAAGGTTTCAATGACGCAATGCTCTCGGCACTACGGATCATATAATAGTTCTGTTGCGTACGAGGATCGGTTACACGACATGTCTCGAAATTGTACTTCAAGGTCGCACTCAAGCGGAAGTCCGTGTACAGATATATCCCATAGCGACTCTCAAAGGATGACTCCTCGAGACCGTCTATGAAGCTCGCACTCTCCTGGAAGATCACCTTCTGGGCGTTGATGAAGTCCATAGGTTCCGCACTCACTGATTTACACCCGTACAACTTCTTCAGCATAGCATCCTGAGCCGCATCCGACGAATCAATGAATTGCAATATCTGCCTTGGATCAACGTCGATGTATTGTGCACCATCAGATGAATTCATGAATGCCAGAGGGCAGGGCTTACTGCATGAAGCATTTCGACATACCACTTTGAGTCTTGTAGGTATGGTATAGATCTTAGGCTCCACACCTACTACGCTCATTTTACTGAGCTTCACCCACGTGTTGAAGTTCTCTGCGAACTCGCTGCGTACCAAAGTCGTGTCAACCGCTGCGGAGGTTTCCTCCTTTCGTTGCGCCTCGGATAAATCCTGCATGTACTGCGCAACGTCCGCGTCTTGATATTCCTTATAGTAGTCAGCAAAGTCCTTCACAGGTAACTCTACCACACGAATGCTTCGGGCAATGTTCGCTAACAGCACGGCGTAATTCTTTACGTTCCGCTTGCCCACGCTGTCAGTGTCTAACATCAGTACCACGTCTTTGTCCTTGAAGAGTAGTACCTCGTCAGTCGGGATTGCACTTCCACCGGTACTCGTCACCGCATTGAGACCCTGAGAGCGCGCTGCAATACAATCCTTCTCGCCTTCGACGATATAGACTTCTTGCTTCTCAAAGGCTTCGTAAGGATAGTACCTACGCTGTCCCAGCTTGGGCATATTCAAGCACTTTGAGTTGCCACGACCTGTGTCTCTTCTATGTACCGGAAGGTACTTTCGAACGTTGACCCAATAGCCGGTGCGCGACTTTACAGGAATGGTGATTCGCAGGTCTTCCAAGCCAAGCTTGAGTCGTTGCACCTCTTCCAATGTCCATCCGTACTTGTACATCTCGTCCAGATCCTTCTGAGACTTCAGAAGATTCTGGTGACACTTCTCAATGTACTCTTCGGTAGGAAATGTAAGGGTGTTGTTCTTCTCCCAGTACTCGAATGTATACTTCGCAACTTCCGATGACACATCGAAGTACCTTGCGATGAACTCCTTCTCTGCTCCGCCTATGCTCTCTGCGTGACAATACCATTCCCCGGTGTCCACGTTTACCGTGAATGATGGAGTCTTTTCCGCATGGAAGGGGCAATACGCGTACAGTTGATTCTCTGAACGCTTCTCGAATTTCAGAAAGTATTCATAGAACACGTTTGACCCTCCTTAGAATAAATTAAGAGGTGATCGGTCGGTTAAAGCCGACCACCTCCGTTGTGGGGTTTATCTGACTCAGGCAGCCGGATAAACTTTCTTGACACGGTTCATGGTGTCGCCGTTGTACTCTTCCTGGATAACCTTGGCGTTGATCTGAAGACCAACAAGCTCGATCTTTCCGGCATTGTCTGCAAGTGCCTGGTCAACGCCCTCTTTGTAAGCCTCGT